CGGGGGTTTTAGGCCAAATCGCTTCCGGACAAAGCGATTCCGATGGGGTCGCCCTGATATTCTGGTAATATCCCCGCGACAGACTTTCCCTGACTCTACGCACAGCCCGCCCCGGACAAGCCGGCACCAAGCCATCAACCATCTCGACCGCCTCCTGCTGGAGTTGCCCTTACCTTCTCGAGGTGGGGACCTGACCCGCCGCCAAAAGCAGCGGTACCCGAAGGCACACAGGATAAGCCCGCTTTCAGAGCAGAGAATCCAGGCGAGACGTTGTAGGTTTAACGAGATTACAAGTACACTCAGCCAGTACCGTCCGAAGAGGACTGGTTGAACTGTACGTTAAAGTAGTCAGAGAAGAGCCGCAACCCCCCAGAGTCGATATGGGTTCCACGGAACTCATCACTGGCCGTCCAGCGCTCCATCCGTAACCGGAATGAAGCCCCTATCCCAATTTCTGCGAAATTGTTCTAGGCTGGCCAGTCCTCTCTCTTCCCTCTCCGATATATAACTGGCCGGAACCAGAAAACTATCGGGTGCCTTTCTCCCAAGGACACTTAACTTGGCAGCTTTCCCAGTGACGAAACTGAGTGAGCTGGTACCGGGACGAATCCGGTACGAGTAAGTCCGACGTACTTTCCCGCAGGACGGGGAAAATACGTCTCTCTTCATTCCTCCCATCCGCCCGTGACTCCAAAAAGCTACTCGTAAAGATTCAGCTTCCACGGGTGTCGGATCCCTTCCAGTGATCCGAACCAGTTCCTCAGGAAACGAACTGTCAGTGACAGGTTCAGGCAAGGGCGTAAAAGTTCTACGCACCCTGAGGCTCCGCTCTCTTCTGTAAGCGGAGTAGGTCGAATGACCTAACTGGGATGGGAGGAAACCCCATCTCCTACCGATACGACACCTCTGGAAGGCGTCCACAAAGCCTGGAGAAATGCTTACAGCCTTGGCCATATGCATCATTCCAGGAAAATCGGTAAGAGCTCCTCCTCTTCGTAAATGGCGTACTTCGCGCCATTTCCCCTTACTCTCAAGAAATGCAGTCGAATTGATTTCAACTACATTCTTGGCCCGTATCGTCTTATCGTCGTTTAGTCTAAACCCCGAAGGGTAATCCTGCAAACGAACGATCCTAGAAGCGGAGATGACGGTATCGTCTCCGTTAACTAGGTAACGGGCATCTGGGTCAAACCTCGCTGCCCAGGTGGCAGCGCAGTAAGACTGCAGACAAAGTAAGGGAAAGGAGAGGTAGGACCCCATCATCTGTCCGTGTCGAAACGTCTCAACACACCTCGCGAATCCTTGAACACAGGACTCAAAGAAGCTTTCGCCAACGAACGAATGCTGCGAGGAATCTTTACCGAGGTAAAGAATAAAGTGTCGAGGATAGTCTCAGCCACTTCATGACTGAGACCATCAGTGGCCGATACCAAATCTACCGAGGTTTGATATTCGTTGACACAGACAGATGCCATCCTTTCTTCGGTCGGAGGACCGCAAAGAACCCAGCTCTTGGACTGCAAGTAGGAGTACATGCAGGTGTGAAGCGGCGCAAGAAGATCAACATTCTCATCGTAAATGAGAAGAGGACGCTTCTTGCCCGCAGAGCAAATTTCTTTGTACCGAGCTTCGATCACAGGAGCCAAATCCTGTTCCGAAGTAGTCTTGGTAAAGAATTCTGATCGTCTGCCGGACCACAAGTGGTCGGCACGAGAGAACCGAGGTTTTCTCGAAGAGGGATTAGGAAGATATTTTCCAACATGGAAGAAATAATCCTTATCCCAACAAGACGAAAAGACCCGAGTAACAGTCTTCTTGACGTGAAGAAGATACTCGGAGGATGGAGGGGGGGGTGGAGAGAGGACGTTCTGTTCCCACGAAGAACGTCCTGACGGCGTGTGTCGAACGCAACCCTTTGGAAGGTTGCGCTTAATTGAAGCACAGGAATGGGCAAGTGCCCATCTGTCCCTTCGACACAATCTCTGCAGGCTACAGAGATCGTCATTTCCGAAACGCTGGCGTTTCGGAAACGCTACAGAGGTACGCGCCTGCCCCTGTAGCAAGAGAAAAGAAAGGAAACGAGAAAGTTCACCAGGACTGCAGTCCGGTAGCTCAGAATATGGCAAGCCATATCTGACCCGAATCAACTGCAGTCCATTGTGGATCGTCTCCTTGGTGTCACGTTCGTGCTGGGCACAAACTGAACACCGTTTAACCGTGGAACCGCTGGCGGGATTATCCACGGGGCGCGTATCGTGCGCTAAGCGGCTACTGCAACGCTTGTCGAACGACTTACGCAGAACAGAACTGGCCATAGGTAACAGTTCTGTGATTCCTTAGCG